ATGAACATGGCTCAACTCCCTACTATTAATGTTGGTCGGCATGGGTCGAACGCCCGCCGCTCGGGCCGGGCGGGATGCCCGGGCGGGATGCTCCGGCGGGATGCCCGGGCGCGTTGCCTCAGAGCATTTCCTCGATCACGAAGTTCTTGGAGAACCGGCCCAGCACCGGGTTGGCGATCGGCGCGCTCTCGGCCAGTTGGCCGTACACCGTGTGACGGTGCCGGTGCTGCAGGTCGTCCGGATCGATCATCACCAGCAGGTCGCCGCCGACGCCCTTCAGCCGCTCCAGCTCGTAGGCGTTGCCGAACATCTCGTCGCGCTCCAGGAAATCGATCGTGAAGCGCAGTCGGCGGTAGCGCGGTTGGGTGTCGACATAGGTCTGGCCGCCGCGTGAGCGCGCCTTCTTGCTGGTATCGACCTGCTCGATCGACCAGCCGAGCTGCAGGTTGATGCTCGGCTGCCACGCCGGGCCCGCCAGCAGGCGGCCGGCCTGCAGATACCCCGCCGGGTTGCCTTGATCGTCCAGATCCAGCCGCAGATAGCGGGCGCGCACCGGGGTGTCGAGCACCAGGATCGCGGCTATGCCATAGGTTCCGGCCTCCTCCGATGACAGCTTGCCGCCCCAGTTGAACTCGCCCCACAACCCGACGCCGAACGGCACGATGCTAGGCCAGACGGCGAGCGGACCGCTGTCGTACAGCGGTGCCGACAGGGCCGCGTCATCACCCAACCGCACCCGCCAGATCCCGTTCTGTGTCAGGTTGTGATGTATCAACGCCGCGAACCGGATCGGCATCGGTGAGCCGAAATCCAGCGTCGTCGTGGTCTCGGCCGGATCGGTCGTGCTGGTCCGGGCGACCCGCGTCGGCTGCGGCTCGGCCAGATTTCCGACCGGTAAGCCGGCGGACCAAACACCGCCGGAAAAGGTCGCCACATCGACCTCGTTGCGGTAGGCAATCAGGACGGTTCCCATGAGCGTTTTATCCCCAGAGGTCGAGAGTGACTTCGTTGACGGCGGCGTCCTCGACCATGCCGATGACGACCAGGTTGCGGCCCGCTTCGAGACCGTAGCGGGGATAGGTCAGGGTGATGGTGTTGCCGAGATCGATGGCGAACGGCTGGGTCTTCAGACGCACCTGGAAGGCGTCGCGATCGGCCCCGAACAGCGCCAGTTGACGCGCCGCTTCGGCGGCGGCGTCGACCGATAACGCCAACAGCGTCTCCCGGTCGGACTCCTCGGCTAATGGGTGGGTGTCGCTGACTGTTGTGTCCTCGGCAACCTCGTAACGATGTTGCTCGCCGAGGTCGGCGCGATCCTCGTCGCTCACCGAACCAGCAACGCCGGACTCATCCAAGGTGCGCCAGTAACGACGATAGGCGATGCGCTGTCGCCAGATCGGGTGGGACACGGCGACGCGTTCGATCTTCAAGATCTGCCGCTCGTCGAACGCCGCGACGGCCGTTGTGCTCGGCGCCTCGATCCGGCCGATGGTCAACGTCCCGGGCCGATCGAAACCATAGTGGGCGCCGACGCTTTCGACCAAATCGTCGAGTACGTCGATCATCCGCGCGTCGTTGTCGAGAAACAGGCCGATCGGCTGTGGATGCAGCGTCTCAAAGGCTTGAAAGGCCGTGTCGTCGACGGTAAGCGGCGTGCCGTTGGTGAGGCGTGTGGTGGCAAGACGCTTAACCACGCTCCCCACCGTCTCGGCATAGACTCCGCCGGTCTTGTCGCCGCGCACGTCGGCGGTCACGGTGCCGGCAGGCGAAGCCCCCAAGCTGATCGTGCCGGCCGCCACGTCGACGGAATACTGTCCAGCCGCCGGCGCACTCGCGACAAAGGTCAACACCACGCCCTTGTCGTAAACCGCGTCCACCGCCTCGATCGCGCCGTCATGCACCTGATAGAGCAACTGCGACGGGTCAACCAACACCGCCGGGACGCGAAACGCGCGCCCAAACACCACCGGCTTGCGTTGCCCTTTCAGCCCGACCCGGCCGTCGGCACCACCAGTGCCGCCATAATCGGTGCGGGCAATATTCCCTTCGAACCGGGTCTGCAGATCGCGCAACCGAAGGCTCAGGGTTTCTTCCGTGAATTCGAGTTGCTCAACCGTGCCATCGAAGATCAAGCCGAACTCGTCATAGGCGAAGTCCTCGCCCCCCAAAAGCACCCGGACCCGGCGGCCGTCGTAAGCGTAGTCAACCATCCCGTCGAAATTGCCATCGACGTTGGTGATGGACAGCACGCCGAACCCGGGCACCGACCGCCCGCTCAACCGCTGATCGGCGAACAGATGCCGCTCGAAGTTCAGAGCTGTTGTCAGGCGTGGTTCGAAATAGGTGTTGGGCGGTGTATCCGTGGGTTCGGTGACGAAACCATGATCGCTGAAGTAGAGTGTGATCACGGATGAGGTTGCCGGATTGTAGGGCTCGATGATCGCTAGATAGCGGCGGGGCGCGACATCATCGGCCAGCAGATCGTCGAACTTGCTCATGCCGCTCTCCCCGTCGACCGAGTGACGGCTAGTGCCCGCTCGAGCCCTCGGCGTAGGCCGGCGTTGTCGTCACGCATGGCCGAGACCTCGGCCCGCAGCCGGCGGGTTTCCTCAACCAAGGTGTCCAACTGCGCCGTGCCACGGGTATTCCCGGTGTTGCTGTCGCGTTTCTCACGCGATGCGATCTGCCGCCCGTCGTCCTGCGGATCGAACCGAGGAGGCGTTACGATCACATCCAGTTGCCGGTCTACGCCGAAAACGCCCGGACGCATGCGATCGACATTGTCGTTCACGGCGAGCGCGAACCGATGGATCTCCTCGAACATCAGATTCTGTTCGACCGACTGAACCCGCTCACCGGGAGTGAGCGCCGCCAGCACGCTGTCCTGTCCGGCGATACCGCCGACGATCAGACCGCCGTGGCTGTAGCCAAGGGCGCGCACCAGTTGGTCAACCGCCGGATTGCTGGAACGTAGATCGCCGAGATTGTTCGCGACGTTGCCGCCAAACCCGTCCGGCGTCGGCAAGCCAGCCGACACGAGCGTGTTGTAAATAAGTTGGTTGACGCTGGGGTTGAAGCCGAAGTTAAAGCCATTGTCCGCCGCCCTTTGCGCTGGCGTACGGGTGTCACCAGGAATCGCGCCTCCCAGGTCGAGGATCGCCCTCTCGATGCCACGCAGCGTGGTGAGCTGTTGGTCAGCGATGGTCTCATACCGGGTCGCGGTCGAATTGAGAATTTGCTGACCGCGCTGAAAAGCCGCCGCGAACCGCTCGTCGCTGGCATAGTACTCCCTTGCCTCGTTGAGATAGTCCTTGGTCAATCGTTCGAGATCGCGCGCCGCTTGCAACGACTCATCGTCGAGCGGATCATCGTCGTTCGCGAGAGCGAAGGCCTGCTCAAGCTGTCGTTCGGCTTCCAGGAGGCGTTCCTGCGGTGACAGGGTCGAGAGGTTGCTGTCCAAAAGCAGGGAATCGGCGGCCTTACGCAAATTGCGTGCGTTCTCGTCGGCCACTTCGGCGAAGCGCTTGGTTTCCGTATACAATTCCTGCAGGCCTTCGAGTTCCTGCCGACGAACCTCGGCCAGCGCCTTCTCCTGCAGGATCGTCTCGATGATCGCCTTCGCACCTTCGTCCACGATCTGGCCCGAGGCGAGGATGTCGCTCAACTGCGTCAGCGACGCGCTGTCCAGCAGGTTGCGGACCTGAGCGTCGAACAACCCCAAGACGTCAGGGCCATCGATCAACCCGAAGTCATCGACTTTGGCCAAGTTGTCGTCACGGGTTGTGATGATATCTTTGACGCTGTTGATCGCACCCAAACCAGTGGCGGCGTTGGTCTGAGCCAGGATACTGGCGAAAAAGGTATCGATCTGGCTGTTGCCATTACCCATGGCGTCGAAGTCCATGCCGGCAACGCGATCACCAAAGATCAGCTCAATCTGCTCCAAGGTAGTCGCATAGTCCTCCGCACTGGCCAGAATGGCATTCAATCCATCGCGCAGCACATTGCCAATCTTGGCCTGCACGTCCGGCAGAAGCCCGCGCGGATCATCCTCGAACAGCGTCGCCGCGTTGGCGTCCAACCCCTTGACCATGGTCGCCAGCGCGTTGATCGAGGCGAAGTCGACCGACGCGTCGGCGACATTGCCGTCACTATCGAGGGCGATCCCGAGCCCCGCGAGATATTGATCCTGCGCCGACGCCCGGACCGCCGCCGTCGCATCATTGATCTTCCCGTCGACATCGATCGTCGCCTGTCCCAACCGGGCAAGGTCGTCGTTCAAGGCGTCCAACTCGGGCCGGGTCGCCTCGATCTGCGCCTTCATGTCCTCGAACTGAGTGACGATCGGCGACAGCGAGGGCACGATTTCCTCGAACAGCGCCAGCGGCCCCGAGATAGCACCGGAAGCCCCTTCGATCAAACCATCGAAGAACTGATCCACCTGGCCCCGGGCGATCTCCGCCGCCTCCGCCATGCGGTCTCTGTCGTCGGGGGTGAAGAAATCATCCATCACCGCATCGACCGTGACACCCGCGTCCCGCAGGAGCGTGGCGACATCATCAACGCTGACCCGCAGATCATCGCCCAGCCGATCGAAGGCGGCGGCCAACCTGCCGTTTTCGCCTAACTCCTGATCAAGCAGATCGAACGCCTCGCCCAAAATGACGAGCTGGTTCGGGTCGATCAGGTCATCACTGCGGCCCGAGCCGAGAGCCCGCCCGAACACGGCGCCGAGTTCTTCGCCTAGTCCTTCGTCGCCGAGCCGTGCGGCGATCTGGTACTGATCGTTGACATCGCCAGTGGCGTTCAAGCCGCCCTGCGCCAGAGCCAGGCGGAGTTGGAACCGTTCCCCGCCGGTCGGATCGAACAGCCGCTCCGCGCGGTCGATGAATTCCCCGATCCCGGCAAGCGGTGACCCTGCCTCGGCGGCGGCGGTCGCGGCCTGCTCTCGGTAATCGGCAAGTTGGTCGTTGAACGCCTGCTGGCTCTTGGTCGCCAACTCCAGGCGCTTCGCCGCGTCGTTGGCCACGTCGCCCACGTCGGTCAGCGAATCCTTGAGGCTGTCGAAGGTGGCCAGGAAGTTGAGGTCCTTGCCGAAGTCGGCAAATGCCGCTTCGTCCAGGCCATCGAATTCCAGGTTGCGGACGATATTGCCCAGGCCGATCTTGATCGTGTTGCCGGCGGCCTCTGATATCCCTTCCAGCGTGCCGTCCTGGACTTGCTTGATCATCGACCGCGAGACGAAATCGGCGACCGCCGCGCGGCCACCGGCCTCGTCCTGCTGGAATATCCGCCGGTCCCGAGTGACGCTGGTAATGCCAAGGGTGCTGGGGCGATCACCGAACAGCCCGCCCTCAACCGTGGACGCGAAGGCGTTCTTGTTCTGCCCGATATTGCCGAGCTGCGCGCCGTCGGAGACCCTGACGTTGAGCGCGTCGAGGAAGGCGTTGGCCAACCCCGTCGCACTATCCCCGAGGGCTTGCCCTACGGCCGGATCACCACCGTTGCCGGTGATCACCGAGCCCACCGTGAAGCGCCCGTCGGCGGCGTTGATCCCGGCCACCGAGCGCGGCGGGTCGGGGCGCGTGAGCGCCTGGAAGATGCCGAGCGCACCGAGCGCCAGTGGCGCGAAGATAGCCGAGGCGCCGGCGATGCCTGAGCCGGGAACGATCCCGCCGCCAGCGCCGACTTGCCCGAACTGTCCGACCGCCTGATGACCGAAGCTGGGGAACAACTGGCCGATACCGCCGTGGCCGCTACCTAAGAACGACGGCAGGAAGTCTTTGGGGATCAGCGAGGAGATAGCCTTGTTGAAGATGGCCGAAATCGGATTGAAATTGCTGAACAGGCTACCATTTCCTGAGTTTCCACCACCTGTATCGTTGTTTCCCTTCGCGATGTTGAAGAAACGATCTCCCATAGAGATCAGATCGCCTATCCCGATCGAGCTGCCGCCGATTTTGAAGCTGCCAATCCCACCAAGGCGATCGAAAAAGGGCCCTGCCTTATTCAATAATCCACTGATGTCAAAGCCGAGGACCTGTTCCGCCAGAGCCGCCAGCTTCGGCGAGATCGAGTCGAATAGGTTCCGGAAGCTGATCTCGCCGTCGCGCTTGATACGCTCAAAGGCATCCTTGAAAACATCCTCGATGAACTCACCGACGCTTGCCCACGTATCACGCGTGGTGTCGGCTACGTTCTCGGTTGCGTCCCCTATGTCCTCAACCGCTTCCCTGTTTTTATCGATGGCATCAATCGTGTCCTCAAAGCCATCACGGACTCCCTGTTGCTTGTCAATGAGATCATCAGCTGCGTCGGCAACCACACCAGCGACGCCAGTCCCATCGCTTCCATTCTGAGCAGCAATGGTGTCACGGACCGATTTTGCAAGCTCTCGAAACGCCCCTTCAGCCTTGCCGATGGTATCGATCAGCCTGTCAAAAGCGCCAACTACCAAGCCGACGAAATTGTTTGCTTCCCCGGTCGACGCATCCACTGCGAACGACCCCAGATCACGAACAGACCCACTCAAAGCCAACATCATGATCTCCTGGATTGGGCGGTGGTATCGGTGGTGGCGGTCGACCGCTCACGCCGCCGCTTGGCGGCGTGAGCCAGGTAGGCGTCATCCATGGCGCGGATCAGGTGCACGAATTCGTCGGTGTCATCGACCGTGAACATTCCGCAATAGGCGCGGATATCGGCCAGCGGGATGGCTCCTGGCGCCACACCGCCAAACCCCGCGACCATGGGGCGACTGCTCGACAGCAGGGAAAACGCGCGGGCGATGGGTTCTAGGTCCTCGAACAGCTCCGGCCGGTCGGCCAAGGCCGTCGGCTCGGTGCCCATCCGCTCAGCGAGCGTGGTCAGGAACTCGATTTGCTCCGACCAGTCGAGCTGCCAGCGGATGACGTCGACGAGTTTTTTTCCGCCTCCTCCAGATCGCGCTGGCGGTAGTTCTCAAGATCACTAGCCATTTCGACAACCAGATCGCGGAAATCCTTGTACGCCGCGTCCTTCATCAACTCCACCGCGACCGCCGGGCTATAGACCAGCTCCTCGCCATCACGTTCCAGCCGGCGCCAATCGAGCAAGACCGTCTCGGCCAGAACCTCGGCGGTGATGCGCTCGGTAACGCTGTCATCAAGGGTGCCGGCCCGCAGCGCTCGCCTGTAGGGTTTCAGGCGCCGGGCCATGGTCTCACGATACCGACGGTTGCCGATGCGCGCGACCTTCAACTCGGCGCCGCCATCGGCATCGATCGGAGTCCACACCCCCTCGTCCTCGAGGGTGGTGTCGGCCTTGAAACGGTTGAGATCCATGGTGTCGTCCCATCTTGTTCGGAGGAAAGGGTGGATCGGCGGCGCGGCGGGAGGTGAGACCGCGCCGCCGACCCTCGATCGGGCGGCGTCGGCGCTACGCCGCGAACCGATCGATCTGGATGGTGCAGTCGAGCGCGGGATCGCGAACCGCCTGGTATTGGAAATCGGCCAGCACATCCTGGTCGTTACCGCCGGCAAACACGCTGCCCTGGGTCAACTTCACCCGTGGCAGGCTGACCACGTAGCCATTGCCGGCAGGGTCGTTCACTCGGAACGACAAGCTGGTCATCGTCCCGTCCAGATACTTCTGGTAGAGCGCGCCATCGGAGAAGTAGATGGAGACTTGGCCGGTGACCGTGCATCGGCCGGTGCCAATGTCGACATTACCGAGCGAGCCCACAGCCTGGATGCCACGCAGGCCGTTCTCGACCGAGACCGATAGCGACCGCAGCGCTGCCTGGGACAGCACGGCACCGTTCTCGCGCACTTCGCCGACATTGTTGACGGCGTTCATTACCTCGTTCACTGGCGCCGTGATCGCCGCCCCGGTGCCAACCGTGGCGACACCCAAGGCACCCGACTTGCCCATGAAATTGAGGGACCCGGTTAGGATCGAGCCGGTTTCGATGTTCAGGTTCAAGCTCGACGGCACCATGCCGGTAAAGGCGATGAAGGTGCCCACATCGGTGAACGCCTTTTCCATGGTGAACGACGTTTCGGTCACGCCATTGCGCAGGATCGTGCCGGCCATGGTGATCGTCTTGCCCACGCCAATCGCTTCATCGGACGCCGGTGCCGGGGAGACGCCTAGCGTGTTCGTCGCGACGGAGGTGACTTGATAATAGCCGTTGTTCTCGCCCGAGTTGGTCGTGAAGCCACCGACCTTGATCCACTGGCCAGCCACGATCCCCGCCGTGAAATCCGTCGTCGTGCTGGTGAACGAACTGCCGGCGTTCGAGGAGGCGATGTCGTTGGCGATCGAGATCGCCACCGGCGTTCCCCAGGACGAGAATAGTGCCGAAGCCAGAAACGGGTCATGGGCGGCGTAGCTAAGCTCGACGTCGAAGCTGCCCGAGGCCTGGGCTCCGGTTTGCACAAGGTCGCTGACCTGGCGGTCGGACCGGACCTCGCGGCTGCTGGTGTTGGTGATCTGATAGCCCAGCCGCTCATTCGTGTAGCGAACCTGGGTCATCGCCGCCGCCGGGGTAACACCCCAGGTGGATTCGGCAAGGTATGTAAGTTGCGCGCGGCTCGAATCGGCCATCGTGCGGTCTCCTTCAGTTTGAGATCGAGTTGCAGATGAAGGGTTGGTATCGTCCGACGAGGGACGACGGTCGCCACGGCCCGGCGTCAAAGCTGGCCTGATGTCTTGTCCCGAAGCGTTCGCCTCCCGCGCATGCGGGAACGACACCTCATTGGGAGCACACACCATGACCACGGAACTGCAGATGCTGGCCTGGACGGCTGGGCTAACCGCGTTGTTTTGGCTGCCCTATATTCTCGCCCACGTGGCAAATGTCGGCGTCATGGCGGCGCTGACCTATCGCGCCGATGACACGGCGCTACCGGCCTGGGCCGCCCGCGCGAAAAAGGCGCACTACAACGCGGTCGAGAATTTGGTGGTGTTCGCCAGTCTGATACTGACGGCGCATCTCGCTGGCGTGGCGAACGAGACGACGGCACTGGCGGCGACCGCCTATTTCTGGCTGCGCGCCGCGCATTACGTTGTCTATGTCAGCGGTATCCCGTTCGCCCGGACGCTGACCTTCGCCGGAGCCTGGTTGGCGTTGGCGGCGATCTTCATGGAAATCGTGCTGGCGGTACCTGCCTGAGCATCATCGCCGGACCTGCAGGCGAAACAGGGCCGGTCGGTCGCCGGCGTAAGTGGCGGACACCGAGAGCACCCGGTGCTCCGTTCCGCTCAGCACAATCGTGTCGCCCGGCGCCGGATCCAGGGTCGGGTCACCGTCGCCGAGCGGCTCGGCGGCCAGTGTGATTATCCGGTCACCTCGTTGGACCAAGCCGTCGGGGTGGCTGATGTCCACCTCCTCGACGACGCCGGAAAGCGCGATGTCGGTAACGGATTCGGTCACCACGCCCGTCGCCGGGTCGTAGATCGGCGCGTCGGCGCGGCGCAGGGTCAGGGCGGTACCGTTGCGCGCGATCAGCCGGGCCGCGACCGGGCGCAAGGTCTCGTCGAGCCGGCTCATGCCCGCCTCACGGCGATACCGGCGCCGTCCTCTCGGAACAGGCCCTTGAGCACCAAGTCGACATAGGGGAAGGAGCGCCCGGACGGCGCGTCGGCGGTGTAACGCAACGAGACCGGACCGACCCGTTCGGCCAGCACGCGGCCACCACGATCGGCAGGCGGCGCCAATTCCTCGGTCAACGCAACCAGCGCCAGCTCGGCGCAGGCGTCCTTTACCCGTGCCGGGATGCCATCGAGTGGGCGACCTTCGGCATCCCACGCCGACAGACGGGGCCAGCCGAGCGGTTGAGACGAGGCGGCGAGCACGCCGATCCAACGGTAGTGCCCATCGAGATAAGCCGTGGCGCGGCGCAACGCCGCCTCGCGGGCGGCGACCGTCGCGAGCGGCCAGGCGGCGACATCACGAGCGGCGAAATAGGCATCGGCGTCCGCCACGTCGGCGTAGACGTCGATTCCGGCGGTGACGGTCATGGCTTAACTCCTGCGGACTTTGCGGTGACGGGGTCTGGATTTGGTTCCCCGGGCAAGCGTCGTTGCCACGCCGGCGATCTCCGTGTGCTTTGGATCGGAATAATCATCAGCGGAAAAATCGGGACCGCCTTCGCTTGGCAACGGCGGTGGCGGCATCGCGGCACCATGGGCCAGCATCCGCCAGTTAGCGTAACGGCTATCCTTGCCAGCGAGGTAGTCCCTGAGATCGACGACGATCGGCTGTCCGGTGCGAGCGTGTTCCAACACCACGGTTGGCAGCAAGTCGACCGATGGCGGTGCGTCCGGCATGGGGCCTCCAGGGGCTTTGGGTGATCGATCGGGGATGCGCCCAAAAAAATTCGGGACTAGCCGACGCCCGCACGACAACGCGCGACGACCAGTCCCGAAAGGCACACCACAGGAGAGAGGAGAGCCGCCGGGGATCAACCGGCGATGCGCACCGCCAGTTCCGGCCGCACAAGCTTGACACCCCACAGGACGTCGAATTCCCAGACCGTCTGCTTGTACTGACGGCTGACCTCCAGCCGCAGCGACAAGCCGGTCTGAGCGTCGGTCATCGCGAGGATCTGGTTGCCCAACGCCAGATCGGCCATCCCGGCCGACAGCGGCCGCATGGCCAGCGCGAAGGCGTCGCGATGGAAGGCCATGTTGACGATGTGATTGGCCCGCACGGTCACCGCCGCCGCGTCGGCCACACCGGCCTTGAGGGCGGGGCTGATCGAGACCGCGACGCCGCCGACCGTCAAGGTGGCATCGGCGGTCACCACATAGGTCTGCGCATGCCCGGCGAAGGACACCACGTCACCGATCAACAGGGTCGGTGAGCCGACATTGGTCTTGATCGTCACCGAGCTATCGCCGGCGAGACCGGCCGCCCCAGTGGTGACGGTGAAGGAACCGGAGTCCGACGCGGTGCCGGCGGTGTGGGTCATCACCCCGTCATCGGCATACCAGTCAATGCCGAACTTGCGCCCCATCTCGCCCTCGATCTTGACCGAGGCGGAACCGACCTTCTCGGCATCGGAGAACTGCGGCAACCCGAGGGCGTTGGTCTCGGCATCGAAATCCAGCACCGCACGCCGGCCAGCGCGCGGAGCGAGCTGCTTGTTCAGCTGCTTGCGGGCGGCGGTGGCATCCGACACATCGGTCGCGAACGGCGTCGTGCCGGCCGCGCCGACATAACCGTAGATACCCGAGTATTCGGAATGCACGCTGGCGTTGACGGCGTTGGCCAGCGCCCGGACCGCCTCCGACATCTGCATCGGCACGAAGGACTCGTCGGTGTCGATCTCCAACACCTCCCGGTCCGTCATGTGGAAGCCGGCTTTCTTCCAGTTGTTCAGTGGTATCTGCACGACCGACGGCGTGGTGTCGCTGGCGGTTGGCGGCGTGTTGGACGGGGTGACGTCGGTCGCGGCGATGGCGCTGGGCAGCGGCACGTCGATGGTGTCGCCCTTTTTGGCGGCGTCGTTCGAGTAGTCGGCGTTTACGAGGCGCGGCATGACCGCCTGCTCGCGCAGCGCCAACAGGCCGCGGGCCAGGATTTTCGGCATGACGGCCGAGAGGTTGTTCGCCATGGCGAACTCCTTTCGTTGCGTATCGTGGGTGGGGATGAAAAAGACGCGCGGCATCCCGCCGACGCGACGCACGAAGGCGCCACCGTCATCCCGACGGCGGCGAGGAAATGTTTCGTCTTGATAGGCGGCTAAGCTGAAACGGGCCGGAATCTGAGGCCAGATGGCGAGCTATTTGGTCTCGATTGTCACGCGCCGCACCCGACCGACGGCACCGCGCGGCGCCTGTTTGATCACGATGTCGGCCACCGCCTGTTCAACCTGACGAGACGACTGCGTCAGTTCCTTGGCGGTAACGCGGCTGAGATAACGTCTTACAGCCTGGAGCATCGCCGGCGACGTTCGCTGAATGCGCTCATAGTCTCCCGGGCCCGCGGCATCGAGGGCGATCACCACCCGCATCAGACGCCAGCCTTGGCCCGACGAATAGCTTTGCACCCTTGTCTCGAAAGACAGAATATCGACCGCGCTGGCAGGGCGGGACACTAATTGCCCCACCGTCAATCCGCATGCCACGGACATAAGAAAGCCCCGCCGCTTCATGACCCTCCTCCTTTAACAAGTAGGCGCGGAGGTTATGGCAGCAAGAGGCGCGTTTTAACACCCGTCACTCAATGAGCAGTTCCTTGAACAAGATGTCGCGAATCATGCCGAGCGGTACGAGCCGTCTCATTACTTCGAACAAATCATCACGCAATGCGAATAGGCCGCCGGACCCGCGCAGATTGATGGGCCGTAGGGTTTTCAGCTTTTCCGATACGGCCACGTTCAATTCGGCTCGTTCACGAATAACGACGGCGTCATTTTCGCTCTCGACCTGCACAGTGATGGATCGTGTCCCGTGGCGTGGTGCAGCTGGCGGCTGATGGCCGCGCCTTCCGGTGTGGGTCGGGCTACTCAGCGTGCCACGGGACACGATCTTGATTCGCCCATACCGCCAGAAGCGACCTGATTCCGCCCGGAGATATTCCTCTGTGGCATTCCTGTTTCTCCTATCGTCAAATCCTCACGCCAGCCGCACCCGCCCGGCCGCGATGTCGGCGACGTGGCGAGCGATGGCGCGGGGGTCGGAGGCGCTGACGGTGACCGGGCCGCCCTCGCCCCGGCCGGCGGTGGGCGCGCCGCTGCCGCCCTTGCCCGACCCGTCGAAGGCACGCGCGTAGAGGGGGTCGGCGCGCAAACGCTCCACGAAGTCGGCGACGGTGAGGAAGGAGGCATCCCCGCCGTCATCCCGGCGTAGCGGCGCGCCCGTCTCGTCCAGTATTCGCACCATCGGTGACCCGCTCTCCTCGTCCGCCACCACCGCGAGGCGGTCGCGCAGGATCGGCAACAGCAGCTCCGATACCCCGCGCGCGGATTGGATCGCGGCGCGGGCCTCGGCCTCGATCAACCGGGCCTCAAGCGCCAGGCGCATCGGATCGACTTCAACAGGTGGCATGGCGGAACCGGGCTCACCGGGTTGTTCGCCGGTATCCACTTCTTCTTGTTGCGGCTCGGCTTCCGCCTCGGGATCCGGGTCTTCTTGCGGTCGTTTCAGGACAGCCAGTTCGGCTTTCAACGCCTTGCGCTCGGCCCGCTCCTTCTCCAGGGCGGATTTTAGGCCGGCGGTGTCCTCGACACCCTCGGCGTCGAGCCGGAAGCGGCCGTCCTCGGTCTTGACGTAATGCGACCGCACGGCCTCGGGCAAATCCTCAACGGCGTCGACGGTGGCGGGAAGGGTCATGGGAGGTCTCCTGGATCGGATCAAAGGGTGGGAGCCAGCACGCCGCGGCGGCGGATTTCGGCGAGGAAGGTCTCGCGGTCGATCTCGCCGGCGAGCCGGGCCTTGAGCAGCAGGTCGATTTCTTGTGCTTCGGCGGCGTCCAGGCCGCTGTCGGGGTCGAGGGTGACGCGTCCGGCGCTAGCCGGGTCGAGGTCCAGCCACTCGGCACAGAGACAGAGAGCGCGGCTCAACCCGTCCTCGACCGCCCGGACCAGGGCCGCCAGCGCTGAATCGGTGCGGGCGGCGTCGATCGCCCGCTCGGTCGCGGTTACCCCGCCGGAGCGGTGCACCAACAAATCCAGCCCCATGACCGCCATGCGGTCTTCCAGATCAGCCAGATCCTGACGTCCGGCCTCGATCGCGGCCCCGCTATGCTCGACATAGGACAAGCTGGCGCTGTCGCCGTCGCCCAGAATCAGACGGTTCGGGCCGATCTCGATACCGTCCTCGCCGACCTTGAGGTTGCGGCCGAACAGGATCGGAACACGGGCGACATGCAGGATGTGTCGCTGGTCGGAGCTGGACTGCCAATGGGCGAGGTTGAGCCAGGCCAGATCCAGCAATGGCGGCCGGGCGGTGAGGAACCCGGTGCGTTCGGCATAGACGGTGATCAGAGGGATCGCCTCCAGGCTCGACTCACCGTCCGCGTGCAGCCGCCAGACCGTATCCTTAATGCCTTCGGTCTTGCGCCAGACCTGCCAGCGCCCGGGTTCCAACACCCGTATCTGCTCGACCGCGCGCTCGCCCCAAGGGCCGTCGCGTTCCATCACCGTCTCACGAACGCGCACCCGCGCCAGCTCACCGTCGTCACCAATCCGCCAACCGATCAGCTCACGGGCCGGGACATGCACCAGATACGGCCGGGCACCGCGCTCGATCTCGTCGGCGAGGGTTTCCCCGATCTCTCCCCCGGTGGGAAAGTCGACCAGGATGTGGGTCAACCCATCGGTCAGCGCGGCGCGCAGCACGTCACGGGCGAAGCCGCCGAGGTCGCGACCGCCGAGATCCAGATCGCGGGCTAGGGCCCGTATCCGCGGGTCGGCGTCGTCCGACAGAACCGCCGGTTTGACGAACGGCTTGCCCGACAACGTCTGGATCGCCCGGCCGAGGCCGTTGAACAGCACGGTGCGGGTCAGCCGGATGCGATAGGCTTCCAGGCTCTCGCGCGGCTCGCGTGGCAGCCATTTTTCGCTGGCGGCGCGCATCGCCCGTGTGCCGCCCAGCAGATCCTGGATCAGCTCCCAATCCGGGGCGCGCGCCGACCAGACGGCGTTCGGGGTCGCCACGTCGGCGTGGCCGGTCTCGGTCATGTCGGTCTCCTATACGTGGGTCTGGACTGGGGGGCCGGGCGGACAGCGGGATGGCACGGTAAGCAAGGCGTTAGCCGATCTGGTCCCACCAGAACGGCAGGAACACCACGGCGCGAAAGTCGGCCTCGTCACGGCCGTCGAGATCGACCGAGGGCGCGCGAAACCGTGCCCCGCCCAGCACCACGCCGCGAAACAGCGCCACCACCTGATCGGCCAGCGCCAGCGCCGCGACCGAGCCGACACCCTTGGGCGTATGGCAGGCGAGCATCACCGCCCCCTCGTGCCGCCACAGCGGCGCGCCGTCGCCCAGCGAGGCGATACGCCCCTGGCCGGGATGGATGGTCAGGGCGATGAACCGGCCGTCGGCCGGCGGGGTGAAATCCACGTTCTCGTAGGCGATCGGCGTGGCGGGCCAGTTGGCGGCGAGATAGCTCTCGATCGCGTTGCGCACGTCGGCATGGGCCATGGCGGCCTCCGATGAGGGTGGGGTCTGTGTGTGTGGGTATGGGGGGCGTGGGCGAATATGTTGTTCGTGCGTCGTTGTGCGGCTGTGCTTAGCATTTTAAGGCGTCTGCCTCGCTAAGAGGCCGTTTGGAAAGTCGCGGAAGGGGGTTCCGCGGGGGTCGATTATCTGATTCAAGCTGTGGATGTGGACAGATCAGAGCCGTGGCCGGATGGCCAAGATTGCCAAGAAAACCAAGCGCTACCCGTCTGACCTCACGGACGAGGAATGGGAGCGGATTGCGCCACTCATGCCCAGGCCCG